ATGTAAATTCCACAAATGATCATGTGATACGTGCCCGGCAAAAACTTTGCTTTTCTTATTTCAATCATCATTCTTCCCACCCTTTAATTGGCTTTGCCGTTTTAATCCATACCTGCCCATTAGAATCAACCAACGCGCCCATATCCAACCACCTTTGCAACTGGCTGCTATCTTTGTAAATGTTTAACTCTTTTTTAGCTGCGTACAAAGATTTATACGGCTGCAACAACGTTTTAATTTCTCTCATTATTCTTCCTCTTTACAAGTTTTTGTAATAACTTCACAATTAGTTTCAAACCAAACATGTGCGCCACAGCTTAAAGGCTTGTCAGGTCGATAAACAAAACGCCCTATCTCCTCACCATCCTTTATAACTAAAGCTGTGTTTGTGTACATGCCGTCTTTATATGTCTTACACGTAAGTACAGGATTCACCTCGTTATTCTTGCGGTTAGCCTTTATTACATGCTGATTAACATGAATTATAGTTTTTATACCTGCTTACTCCTAATTAACTGAATTAACTCGTCTAACGTGTAAAACTTACCTTGTGATAAAAACATAATACTTCCTTAAATTAGCCCCTTGCGGGGCGGTTGGGTTTAGATTGCGTTTACTGTTGATGAACCTGCGATTAATTTCCAACCTCCGTCGGTGTAAATTCTAAAATTTGATTTTACAGTTGATGCAGCAGCTTTTTCGTTTAAGCTAAATCCGCCAACATAAAGTCCGTTTGTGGCTTGAAAATACCAAAAAGCTTTTACATCTCTTTTTCCTGTATATTTTTGAACCGTTCCGCATGGTAGTGTAAATGTTGTCATTTTTTTATTCCGTTTTGTTGTTTTGTTTCAGTAACAATATCTTAATACATACAATTTTGAATGTAAACACTTATTTGTATTTAAATATTAAAAAACCCCTTTCGGGGCTTAAATTTGTGCAGATTCTTCTCTTTCAATCTTTCTGCATTTTAATTCTTCAACTGCTGCTCTTCTTGCCATCCTTCTACATTCTGCTGCATCCCTTCCCCAAAACATATGCGAGTCAATTAACCTACCTTGATATTTATGTTCTGCGCTAATTGCCCCCATTGAATCTGATGATATTTTTATATCTGATGTTCTGTATAAGTTCATAATAACTCCTTAAATTAGCCCCTTGCGGGGCTGGTTTTATTTATGATTTTGAAAGATGATAAAGCAAGTCTGAAATATCAATTACATCAAATTCAATCTTTGTAAATATTTTTTTTGCTTTAATAAAAACAGATTTAGATTGTACTGAATTATTTTTTGTCAGTTCATTTTTAACAAAGTTAATTAATGAATAATCTAATCCATATATTTTACATGTTTTCATAATCTCGTCTCGCTTAAGGTTGTTTTGTTTCAGTAACAATATAATAGTACATACAAATTAGAATGTAAACACTTATTTGTATTTATATATTAAGATTCTCTACCAACCCAAATCGTGTTCGTTTCTTTATCTGTTTTTAGTTTGTATTTTCTGCCAAGCTTTCTACCGATTGAAGATACAAAAGGGGAACACCCAAATGTATCTTTTCCTTTGGTTCTAAGAACCTTTGTTACATCAACGCCCATTTTTTCTATTTGTGATTGAATGAACTTAGTGTAATTAATTGGTGGGTTAACCAAAGAAACCCTAGTCACTGTTATTTCGCTATTTTCTTTGTTTGTTTTTAAACTAAATTTTCTGTTAAGTGACCTGCCTATCGCCTGAGTAACGGAGCCAAGCTGATAAGAATCTTTTCCAAATGGTTCTACAACTTTGCTTTGTCCAACCTCTAAACTATTAATTTGCTCTCTTATTTTGCTTGATAAACTTCCAAAATTAAATTCCATAATCATTCGCTTTTATTTATTAAAAATAAATTATATAAAATTTTAAAGTAAATTAATAGTAAAACAGATTAAAAACGTTACTTAGTTAACCTAGTAATACATAGGAGCGATTTTACTACATTTAAAAAACATAACGCTTTGATTTATAAGTCTTTTTATTTATATTAGTTAATTATATATTAATATATTAATATATAAATAATGAATTTATTAAATAAATGCATAATACTAATTATCTATATTTATTTAATACCTTAGAGGGCATAATTTGTGTTTTATACCCTGTAGTGAATATCTTTTTATTGTGTATCTATATAAGGATTAATATTTATTTTCACTAAATAGCCTGTAACCCGCGCCAAATATAGCTTTCATGCTAGTAAACCATTATCTTTTTTAAACTAGATTAACTACGTAAGACATAAAAAAACCGCATTTAAGCGGCTTTTGTTTAAAAAACGTACAATTATTAGTTATAAAAGTTCATACCTAAAACCGCGTTTTCCTTTGGCTTTTGATACTTTTCCAGCATCGACCAACTGTTCTAGTATCTGGTTGACCTGTTCTTTTTTGTGCGGCCTGCATCTGTTAGCGATCACGCCTGCTGTTTGCGGCTCATCAAAACCGATTAGCAACGACTGAATTTTCATAGCTATTGAGTCACCCGGCGCTTCTTTTTCTTTCATGTTTGAATAAGCTAGGCGGATCTTCCTGTTTATGTCGTCTAACACTAGCGCATAAGCCCACCTGACATGCTCAGAGGTGCGAACGCCATCAGGTATAGCAAGTATGTGACTTACCTTGCCAACTAGCTCATAGCCTCGTCTAGGGATTGCTTCTAGACCTGAATCACTTTGTGCCGCTTCTGCCATATCCCAAAATGATTGGTAAACCTCATCAAGCATTAAAGCTGCATCTGGCCTTGTTTCAATTTTGTGTTGTTCGTCGTAAAACTCGACACGCGATTCAAAATCCAAAGCATTAAATGAGCCGGGATTGTACATGTTGGAAATAGCATTTTGCATTTGCTCGCCCATTTCTGAACGCTTGTAGTTTGCCTTTCTTTTTGGATTGTTTTCTGGCTCGTCGAATATCATTGCACGTGATAAAAACCCGTTCGTTGCGCTCTCATATTCCATCAGTGCATTAAATGTCACTGGAGTTGTAAACCCTAATATTGATATAAATGGTCGCTCTATGCCTTGGTCAATTGATGATAATGCGCGCTCAACTTGCGGTAGTCTTGCTGCATACCTACCATGTTTATCTTCATTTTCATCTATTTTTTTGCGGCATTTTGCACCCTCGTCTGACAGCTCTTTTTTTATCGCGTCTTTTACATCACCGGATACTGGTAAAAATGAATCTGCTTTGCTGTAAATTGACATCACCAAACCGATCACACCTTCAAGATATGACGCACCACCTTTCGAGGCATTCATTATTTTACGTAGTACTAAGCCAAATTCATCAATACAATAATAACTAGCCTGATGTCTGGTTAGGTTTCTAATGATCTCCTGCTCTGATTTAATTGCGCCATGTGTAGCAGATGCAATGCCAGCCGTTTTTAAGATTTGATTGTAAGCTTTTTGCACCGCTTCTTTGCCTGTTGAACTGCCAGCTATACAAAAACTAAACATGTTCGCGGTCATGCCGTCATGCGCGTCTTTTGTTCTCATACCTGCAATGTTTCCCACTGCCGTTAATGCTGCGGCAACAGCAAGGTTTTCGCGGGGGTATAAACATTGTCCGTTGATCCACTTTGTAAGCTCGCCAACAAAACCGGGTGGCCTTTTTAAGTCAATTCCTTGAATATCTAAGGTGGCAATTGGATCTTCTTCTACAAGGTCGCTGGTAAATTCTACTGATTGAACATAACCGTTTTGCTCTGCGTAATGTATTAAGCTGCCAAGTGTTACCGGGTTTGCAGATTTGCCGAACGAGTGCCAACGTTTTCGCATCATTGTAAAATCGTATTTCTCGCTTGCTTTGCTCCATTCATCCCAGATCCCGAACCCGTCACCGTTTGTTGCGTGATGAATTGCCATGCCACATCTGATCCATTCTTCGTAATCAACATCAGCATTTTTGTAACAGTTCAGCATATTTATAATGTCGTCGTCAGTCACGTCCATTTGAACACCGTTGTATTCTGCGCGGTGATATTCAGGTTTGGCTAACAACTCAAGCAATGAAATTGGTGCTTCTTTTATGTCAGATGGTGAGCCATGCAAACACTCATATGATGCACCGCTTTTATGTTTTGATTCTGCGCCTACAACATAGCCTGATGATTTAAAATCGATGCCTTTGTAATTTTCATGGTGTTGAGCTAATGCTGTTTTTTCTGGCACTTTGAAATACAAGTGCATCGATCCACCACCTGATCCTGTTTTAACTGCAAAACCTGCCTCTGATAATAAGTCTATTTTTAAATCGCGGCATAAATCCATAAAAGCATCAACACCTTCATTCCTTGCGTCAACGTCAACAACTAGATATCCGGTACATAACACGCCAAAACCACTGTCAAACTGCCCCATTTCTTCCATTGTTTCTAACTGCTCTTGTGACCAATCTGGTGTATGCTGCCAGTTTGAAGCAATCGGATGTTTTCCTGCTGCATCACAATGTGGGTTAGGGCAATCGCATTGATCACCCGTAAACCCGTACAAGCCGAATATTTTCAGCCCTGCTTTTATATAATCGTTTTGATTCATTTAATTTTCCTTTTTTCTAATTCTCGCTGAATATACCAGATGGCTTTTTCTAAATCCTGTGATCCACTGCCTTTTAAATCACAGCGCCAAATGTATTTTAAAGCGTTACCTAGGTTAAAACCCATGTGTTCAGTTACTTGGATACACTCTATACCGCTTGGGTGGCCTGTATAGTGTTTTGGATGGTTGACTGCATCGTGTTTCATTGTTTGTAACCTATTCTAAAATCGTGATAAATGTCGCGGATTGGCATCGCAAAACCCTGCGGCGTGAAAATGTAGATACAAACGGGAAACTTTGACCCCTGTTTTTTGCCGTTTTTATCTAGAAATTCGCTACCGTCTGGGCGCAAAAAACCCAATCTAAAAGGCATATGGATCACAGTGTCGGCATATTGACGCGCTAACCTTGTGTAACCGACTTCTGGTTTATCGGGTATTAACATTAATGTTGTGTTGCCAATAAAAGCCTCTGAAGTTGCTTCTTTTATCCACGGCGCTATATCTGAATAGGGCGGATTACAAAAATTAACGCGCTTCCAAGGTAATTTAAAAGCGTCTTGATCATTCTCTAATGAATAAAAGGTTTCGCATTTTGCAGTGTTTGTAGCAGCGCAAACATCTAATTCAATAATCATATTTGTAAAATTCTGTAATGATTTAATAAACCACCGAGGCGTTTGGGCACAATCTTGTTCACTTTCTGGAGTTGTTGTGTTGTTCATGTTCACTTATATTTCCTCCTTCCATTCTGCGACATCAGGCCGCAATTCCTCACGTTTAAAATAACCGTCTGATTTTATATGAACTATAGTTGCACATTTTGCCGCTATTCGGCCGCGTTTAACCCATTCATAAACCGCTTGTGGTGTCACGCCACATTCATCAGCTAGTCGCTTTCTGCTACCAATCCACGCCAATAATTTCATTAGTTCGTCTGCTTGCTGCTGTTTTATATCTGATGCCGATTTCATTTTATTGCTCTTTATATAGTTAAGTTATGAGCATACTACTTTAAAAATAATATTAAATAAAGCTTTACAATTAAATTGAAATATATAATATGGGCAACGTAGAAAGAAAAGAGGAGGACAAATTAATGTCATTACTATCTACTATTAGTAAACCCGCAGACCGCTCTGTCATCTGTACCATTACAGGTGATGCAGGAACAGGAAAAACCACGCTTGGTGCTACATTTCCAAAACCTATATTTATTCGTATAGAAGATGGATTGCAAGCAGTACCAGAAGCAAACCGCCCTGATGCCTTTCCAGTCATCTCAAAAGTTGATCAGTTATGGGAACAGCTAACCGCTTTAATAACTGAGCCACACGACTATAAAACAGTCGTTATTGATTCAATCACACAGTTGGAAACCTTGTTTGCTGAATACGTTATAGCAAATGATCCAAAGCAGCCAAAAAGTTTAGCGCAAGCTAACGGCGGATATGGTGCTGGGTATCTTGCTGTATCTGCTTTGCATGGTAGAGTCAGAAAAGCTGCAAAGGCTTTGAATGAAAAACGCAATTTGCATGTTGCATTTATTGCACACAGTGATGTATCAACAATTGAATTGCCTGATCAAGACCCGTATAGCCGGTATGAATTACGGCTTCATAAAAAATGCACTCCACATTATGTTGATAACGTTGATCTAGTTGCATTTCTAAAATTAGAAACATTCACAACTGGTGACGGCGACCGCAAAAAAGCCATATCAACAGGCAACCGTATTGCTGTTTGTTACACAGGTGCGGCGCAAGTTAGCAAAAACCGTTATGGAATATCAGAAGATTTGGAAGTGGCGCAAGGCGTTAACCCATTTTTACCATTTATCAAATCATTAAACCCCACTAAAAAAGCGAGTAAATAATTATGTCATTTTGGACAACAGAAGCATTAGCAAGCACAGGAACAGTTGAAACAGGCGGCGGATCTATTGAGCCAATTCCAGCAAAAACGCAGGTCAAAGCTGCAATTGATGAAGCAAAATGGGACAGCTACGACGGTGATGAATATATTAGTTTGCGCTGGACAGTTTTAGCGCCAGCAGATTATAAAAATCGTAAGATATTCCAAAAAATTAAAGTAAACGACCCGGCAAAAAGCGAGAAAGCCAAAAAAATGCTAGGGGCTATTGCAGTAAACGCAGGCGGCGGATTGTTAAAAACTGCTGGTGAACCAAGCGACTCTGATCTACAAAAACACTTGCTTAATAAACCAATGGCTTTGCTGTTACAAGTTTGGAAGATTAAACCCGAAGATGGTAGTGATGAAATGACAGGTAACTGGATAAGCTCGGTCAGCCCATTAAAATCAAAAGTTGCGCCAACTCCACCACCTGCCGTTGAATTTGATGATGATGACATAGGTTTTTAATTTAACTGGGCGCTATATGCGCCCTTTTTTTGAGGAATAATTAAAATGAAAGAAAGAAAAATAATAAACGCACAGGATTTAAGGGGCGCACTTTTGGCAACTATAGAAGGTGTTTTGGAAGGCCGGGTAAATGTATCACAAGCAAACGCTGTTGCGGCGATATCCACTGAATTGCATAAAAGCATAAAGCAAGAATGGGATATGCGAGTTTATGCTAATGAAAATTTAACACTTGATAAAGGCCAAGTGATTAAGTTATTGGAAGGTTGAATTGTGTTGGCATTTGATACCGAAGAAGACAGGGGCGACCATTACGGCGTTTTTGAAAAATCATTCGCTGGATGGGTTTTTGTAAGGTTATATAAATCTCAAATAGACCTTAATAAAGGATACATATGCGGCATCCCAGTTATTGAAAAGTCGTCATATAAAGAGCCTAGAATTTCTTTTAGCGACTCTAATATTTCTGTGATGCACGGAAGCAAGAGGGGCATACAAGCATCACATGGTAATCGTGTTTCAGAATATGATTATTATTTTTCAAGATGGCTTGGAAAAAGGTTCGCGAAGTATGTGAAGCGAACAGGCAAAAAGATATTGGTAATAAAAACATCAAAAGCAGCGAAATGTAATCACTCCACATATAAAAATATATGCGACCGTGAATTTCAGCATGGGTTTGATTTGGAGTTTGGCGGTAGTGATTTAAATACCCAAACAAGTCAGCTTTGGCGCAATAATGATAACTACAAAGGACGTTGTGACCGACATTTAGAAAACCCTAAATGCTTAATATTTTCAGACCTGTATTTGTCTTGCCATGAAAGAAATATGGACTTTGACATATCAAAAAAAGCTTACTCCATCATTGATGGCATGGCTGAAATTGACATGCTTGAAAAGCAAAAAAAATTATAACAAAATAATTAAGGAATAATAATGGAACAACGATCAACAGAATGGTTTAACGCTAGAAAAGGCAGGGTCACAGGATCAATGGTTGGTGCTGTACTTGGCGTCAATCCTTGGTCAACACCAGAAGATGCAATGCGAACAATGGTTCGTAGTTATTTTGGTGCTGAGTCAGAA